CGATGCTCGACAGGTCGACCACAAGGATTCCCCTGTCGGCATCTTTAGGGATTTGTTTAAGGTTACTTAGTGACATGGCTTAGTGTACTACGACCAAGCGGTTGTTACTCCGTTAGCACCAAGAGTAATGGTGGCGGATTCGGTTACTGCTTCTTCTGTCGCAACGCTGATACCTGTGCCGGTAACAACACCAACGAACGTCTTAGCGGTAAGGCTTCCCGGTGTTACAACGATTTGGCAGTAGTAGCCGTCTTTGCCGTAGAAGATTGGACCGACAACCGAATCAACCAAGAACTCGACTTCAACGGATCCGTTTGCCTTGGTTGCTTGTGCCTTGTTCTGGCTATCGCAGAGCGCGGAAACGTCAACGGTATTGACCGATGTTGAGAAGCGAACCGAACGAGCGATACAGGTATATGTCTCAGCGGTAAAGGCTGAAGGCGTACCGTCTTGGTAGCCACCGAAAGCCACCGTCACAACACAGTTTTCACCGATAAGCGCACTTGTTCTTGTAAAAGGCATAATTTACTCCTACTGTTGCGTGACGAATCGGTACACCGCTGTCACTCCAAAATCAGTTCGACCACCGCTCTCTAAACCAAATGTTTGAGCTGTTGATTCTCTCCGGCAATAGAATCTAGGAGAGGTACTCAAAACGTGTTGATTATCAAGCAGTGTGTCTATACGGGACATGATAGCAGCGGACTGATTCATGCTTACCGCACCACTTGCAGTATCCCACACGGTGATTCTGTAGGTCGGATAAGTAAAGACCCGGCTACCGCAAAGCACGTCTTGGTCTTGCCCAGCATTACCTGCACGGTCAAAGACAATGTAAGGCGTAATCGGTTGCTTACGGCTGATTGGGTCTGTCTGCGGGGCTATGGTGTTATACACGCCCATCTGGAAACCATTAGGTCTATTGTCAGGAGCAAGCAAACCCATCAAGGTAGTATCGCCGGTTAGAGTTTCGTAGATCCATTGCTCAATCACGGCTGGTTCAAATGCCATTACTTGCCACCCTTCAGGATGCTCTTACACGCCGCTTGAAAAGACGGAGCTACATACTCCACAGCGGGACGCAGGAACGGCCTTGCCGGTACGTGGTTGCCAGACTTTGCAATCCAGCCAAGTTCCAGCGGTACGCCGTACTTTGCGCTTACAAATACTTCCGCAGATGTTGCGCCCGTCATTCGATGCCCGATGCTGTTAGCAAGATTGCCGGTGTCGTTGTTTGGCGGTGAGCCTGGAGGGCTTGACCAGTGATCGCCGTATTGCTTGTACTTGCCGGAGCTTTTCAAAATACTAGACTTGGCTTCACCTTCAATACCAGCCGCCGCCTTGCCGACAACCTGTGAAAGTTGGCGTAGATTCTTCTGATAAGAATCGAGCCGTACTTTCTTTAGGCTGAAGCTCATCTTTATCACGGAGCAAGCACCTGTATCTGTAAAGGCCCAAAGCGCCGTACCGTGGTTGACACCGTGAAGGATATCGTTAGCCGGATGTCTGCCGCTGTTGCGTAAGCCGCAGGGTTCAACACCGACAAGATGCCTTGTGCGCTGTACTGCTTGGTCAAGGTCACGCTACCGGATGGAAACGTATACGATGCCCCCGTCTGGATGTTAGTAAAGGTTGCACCGAGCGTGCCGGTAGTAATGTCTACAGGGCTGCCTAGTTCATCAACCAGCCGGACAACGTAGGAGTGCCAATCTCCGACCCATGCGGAGACTTGCACAACCTGCTGTGGGTCTTCGGTCAAATCATAAATCAATGCCATTAGATGTCCCTCACATAGATGCGGAGTGGCCCGAATACTTGCGTATCGTTTGCCGTTGTTGACCTTGTGATCGTAGCCGTGTATGTCCCTGGCGTGTTCGTTACCGTGGTGTCAATCGTAAACTGCGCCCGTCCATTAGCTGCATAAGTTGCCGTACAGGAGTAAGTGTCTACCAAGGTAGCACCTGAGTTGTAGACCTTAGCAGTAACCGTTGCGCTCGTGATATCTATCCCGGAGCCGTTGTTATCCACGCACTGAATGTCGATTCCGTGCTGTGCGCCCTTCTGGATGTCTAGCGGATCAGATGCCCCCAAGCCGTCAGCCCTAACCTCAAACGGCCCCATGCGAACCAGAGCGGCAGAGGTTACCGGGGTAACCAACTCCGCGTTGACATACTGGCCAAATGTACCGGCTGTAGTGTGTCCGCTTCGCGCTTCATCCCACACCGCTGCGGCTGTCTGCGCTGCCGTCAAGCCACCAGAAGAAAGCGTAACCGTCAAGACCGCGCCGTTCGTACCGCTTGCACCTCTGACCACTACAGTGACATCGTCAGCACCAGCCGCCAAAGCAGCATCAGGAACGTCCAATCTGTACACGCCCGGCATGTTGGTAGCGTCAACCTCAGCAAAGCCACCAGAAGTCCACGCTTGAGCGATTGTACGGGCTACTAGAGGGATAGATACGCTTGCAGTCCTTGTGCGGTTATATCGGGCTGTGAGACCGCTTGTAGATGCTGTTAGACCTGTAGCACCGAGGTAGAGTTCGATGCTTTGTGATGTGCTTCCGGGAGCGATGGTTATGGCGGAGGCGTTTCGCTCAGTTGGGTAATAGGCTCCTAACCCGCCGACTGGTCTGTATGTACCAGACCCTGCATCTGGGCTTGTACCTGTCCACGTCACGCCGTATAGGTCGGTGGCTGGTGCGCCTGTAGCGTTACCAAATGATGTATTAGGGCTTCCAAGATAACTTGTAAATGGCTGTAGGTTATTGAGTCCAAATAAAAGACTCTCAAATGTATCCACACCAAAAACACCATCACTTGTACTAGTAACCGATGAAGGAATATTAGTAACAGTATTTGTGCAACCTATAAAACGATTGTAAGTCTGAATGCCACTAACACTAGATGTACCAGCTATTCCCGTTGTACATCTTTTAAATAAACAGTTTTTAACTGTAATGAAAGCGTTAGCAGACCCACCGACCTGACTTATGCCCACTGTACCGCCAACAAATGTACAGTTTATAAATGTCGCTGTAAGAAAATATGGCAATACTCTTTCAGAGTTACCGTTATCAAAATAACAGTTTTTAATCATTGTAGTATCAGTAAGTTGAGATGCACCGGTTAGGTAGAACGCATAAGCATTAGATGCTCCAAAATAGCACTGGTCAAACGTTGCATCAAGAGCAGTTGATGCCTTTGCTGTTAAACGCACTTGAGCTCCAGCATTTATTAACACCACGTTTTCCGTACGGAATATACATCTTGTAAATTTTATGTATCGTGATGTAAGAAATTCTATAGCGCTTACAGTGCTAGTATGTGCAGACTCAAAAACAAGATTACTAAAGGAGTAGTAATCTTTAGATGTACCGCTTATCAAGTATGTATTGTTGTATACAACGGCAGTCCCTGCGGCATTGTATGCAGACAGTTTTACAACACCAGCATTTACTCCACTAAATAGACTCGCTGTAGGGTTGCCTACAATTTGCACCTCTGATGTTGGGCTTGTTGCAAGCACACTGATAGTTTCAGTGTAAGTACCGGGCGCGATGTAGACAATATCTCCACCAGTAACGACACTACCAGAAGCAAAAATCTTACCAATGGTTTGCCACGCCTGATTTGTCGCTGGCCCTGTACCAGCATTAGCATTACTTCCATCTGTCCTTACATAGTAAGTTGCCATTATTCCGCTGTTCCATTCACGATTTCTTGAGCCATTACAACAGCGAACTGGTTGGAGTAATTCTGCTGAAACGCAACATCCTGCGTGACCCACCAACCAAATACGGATGTACCATCAGGACCAAACGTGCCAAGCAAGTTACCTTCGTTGTCGTAGATATCACCAAAGACAATCCAATCACCGGGGCTGAGGGGATTAGGTTCGAGCCTATAGTTCTGGAAGTTCATTTGCCCACCTTCAAAGCGTTCATCTGCGTCCCGGAGAACGGCATCGTCAAGAAGGCAAGCACACTAGACACCGCAGCGGAGACACCAGCCGCTACCGCCTTGCTCCCGTACAACGCCAGCACTGCGCCCAGCTCGGCGAGGTCGTGTGCTTCGCTTGTGCGTACCCCATCGCCGAAAACGGAAGTGAAGGCAGCTACGAAAGCCACGATCACAACGACCACGAGTCTTTTGATACTGATGCTGTTCATCGGTTTATTACTGCCTCCAACGCTGAAACTTTGTTTTCAAGTTTACCGAGCCGCTGTTCTATCCGGCGCACTTCCTGCTGCTGCCCGTCTAAGGTGTTGATGATGTGAGCCACCTGAGTCTCTAGGCGCGTCAACCTGACCTGTATAGCCACCCAAGCAGCACCAATACTAGTAACGGTTATAAAGGCTTGTATGCCAATAGGAACCCACGCCTCTGCCGTCATGATGTACGCTCCACTAATCCAACGTGCTGAACAAGCAACTCCGTCTGTCCAAAGTCTGACCCGATCACATCGTAATACTTTGAGTCATCACCCACTCGGTAAACCCGGTCTTGCGGCATGACATCAGCCCCTACAGCGACAATCAGCGTCCACTGTGCAGATGACTGGATGCCACCGCCTACGATTGATTCTGTGTCACTCTGGTTGGTTAGCCTGGCGTTGTACTCGGCAACCTTGCGCCATGTCTCAGTAGCACCACCACGGCCATCTTCGGTCAAGGTGAAGCGGTGTATTTCTACTCGGTCTTGGCAAAGGTTGCGTACCATGCCAGCGCTGATGGTTGCGCGGAGGATAGGACTCATGCAAACACCAACGGTCTGTATCGTTCAGCCATCGAAAGGCAGTGTGCTTTGAGTTGGGAAAGCTTGACATCGGAGGTGCCTTCCTTGGCATCGATGTCGCTTGCACAGCGGCTTGCTTTTATCATCCACGCTTGGCGGGTGGCTGTCCTTACATCGTAACGCTCAACGTTGATCGGGCCTTGGTCTACCCACATCAAGGTAGGGTCACCGGTGCCATCTTCGAGGGTATACCCCTTGACGTGGTAAGGAGCATAGACAGGATAATCGGGTTGTGTCGTGCCTGACGTACCGGCTACTCGGCACTCATAAACCCTGCCGTTGGGCGTTGTAGGCACTACACGGTCACCGACAGCATAGGTGGTAGATGCCGTCCAAGTGCTGAACCGGGAGTAGGAATCAAGGATGCTCCCTATGTCGGTTGTGGACATCTGCGGATAGGACTGGGCATCCACAAAAAGTGATACCTGCGCTATCGCTTCGGCTCGT